TTGTGTGATAGCATCTTTAGTAGCTTTATTAGACTCTTTTAATCGATCAGCCTTTTCACTTAATAGTGTAATACCTAATAACTGTTCAATAATGGTACGTTGATCATTGGCTTTTAAACTAAGGAATGGCTCGGTATAGGTATTAAGAGCTACAATATGTTTGAACATATCGTGACTCATACCCAACATACGTTCTATTTCGGCCTGTGTCTCACGGCTGTCACCTTGTGCATCGTCGGTAATTTCTTTTTCTTGATCGCCCACAAAGAACTTCATAACACCTGGCTTACGACCACGTTCGATGCGATAGTTAATGCCATCTTTTTCAAAATCAATGGTGACCATCATGTTTTTACCATTGGTCTTATTAATTAAGTTATCTTTCTTAATGTTAGTAAGAGCATTGCCGTAAAGTGCAAAACTCAGTGCATTAATAATAGTAGTCTTACCCGTACCATTGCGTGCTCCGCTATCATCACCGCCTAAGTCCAAGTTTTCACCTAAGACTAGCGTTAAATCTTGCCGGTCAAAGTTAACAGCCTGGGTACTATTACCCACGCTCATGAAATTCTTAACGGTTAGGTCTTTTATTTTAAACATAAGTGATTATATAATAATTCTGCCAAGTGAGTGTGACCATCTTCTAATATGTGTCCGTTTGGCCCACACGGAAATTTTTTACATAAATCTTGAATATAAAACTTATTCCAATTATAAAACATTGATGTGTCGATTAGTTGTATATAGTACTGTATTTCGTTGTATTCGTCAAATATTTGTTCATCAGTCATGATATCAAAATTAATTAACTCTCTAACTGAATCTATAAACTGTCCTTTGGGTGCAAACCATTTATCCATATTATTATGCATAGTATTAATCATTAAACACGGTGCTTTAATAAAAGATTGTAATTGTATAATTTGCTGAAGCCATAATTTAAAAGCATAAAGTTCATTATACCAGACATTGTATAAGGTCTCCCCCAATTATGATAAAATGAATCTTTACCATACATACTGTGTCGCAAGCCCGGATTAAAGTTTACTTCATAATTGTTATCTGATTTATAAAAAGTAAATCTAGTATTGGTAGTCCACGCTATAACATACAAATCAAAATTATATTGATATTGTTTAATAGTGCGGTACATAGTTCTATAATTTGTGCCGCCACTCGTTGCATCATTTACAGTTGTTGCACCTAACAAGGTACCCAACTGCACTGGCCATGCAGACGTTTCGGGTGATTGTAATTCGTCACCGTAAGTAAATGAACATCCATTGGTATAAATCTTCATAGATTTCTATAGATGTCTAACAATAAATTTGGATTGTATTGATTGCTGTCAATGTTGCTTAACTGACTATACACGATTTGATCGACCGACTCAAACTCAATATTACCAGCTATTTCGTAATCAGTCAGGTCTGTTACTTTGGCCGGAATCAATGTGATCTCTCTCAGCTGGTAAGTATCAATAAATGTTTCTTTGATAAACGTGGCTTCTTCGTAGCTGATATCGATATCCAAATTCACACGCACATGCATGTTGGGTTTGAGCATGACTTCGGTATGTTTGAGCACGTCGCTTAGATTAAACACACGATACATAGGTTGCTCGGGCCAAGCATGATACACAGGAGGTTTATCCCACTCTAAGATCATTAGGCCACGATCGTCGTCGCCAGCATCAGCATAGTTGTGAGGAAAGCAATTGCCTAGATAAGTTACATTACCACGAGTTTGACGTTTATGGAAATGTCCGGAGAACACGTGTTCAAATCCAGCTAGATCATTCTTGGGATCTACTTCACCATGATCTGGCATAGCAACCATAGCGTTCATTAGGTAGCCGGGCAACTCAAAGTGCCCAAACATGTACTTGCCCTTTAGTTTTTTTAACTTTTTAAAATCGTCGCCAACAAGCCACGGAGCAATAGTGACATCGCCGATAGTAGTCCAATCGTTACAAATATGGATGTTAGTAAGGTGTTTGGCCCACTCCACACTTTGTACATCACGCTTATCGCGATAATACAAATCATGGTTGCCCGGAATAAAGTACGTGTTGTCGAAGTTAGCATTCAAATGCTCCAGTGCTTGTAAACTGTATTGTAGTGTAAGGATGTTAATGCTAGCACGATTATTGTGCCAGTCACCTAAGAATAAACAGGTATCACAGCCTTCTTCCAGAGCTTTAGCAGTGGCCCATTTTACAAAATTTAAACAGTCTTCGTTGTGTAGCGTGCTATTTGATTTTAGTCCAAAATGGATGTCAGTAAAAATAGCCGCTTTCTTAAAAAGGTTTGTCATGTTTTGTAGTATACAGTCTTGTTGATATAAAAGTCTAGTAGTAACCCATGGCTTTGGCAATTTCTGTATGAGTATCCATAAAGCTCTGCTCACGTTCGGCATCAAAACGTTTCATATACTCAACAAATTTTAAGTTTTCATCCACTGCGGTTACATTTTCTATATAGGTAATTATTGGAGTAATAGACGGGTCATTTCGATATTGGCGCAATTTGTCTAAAACCAATTGTTTGGCACGATTGGTCAGCATGTCAATAGAAAGTTCAGATGGAGTAACTACGCGATTATTCAATAAGGGTGGTGTAGAACAATCCAACGATCTAATCCAATCCATTAATTCTGGAAGATACAATACATTCATGATGCTGACAGTGGGGTATATGTCAGTTAAAAACCAATCAGATCTCCGTTCATTATATTTTTTAATATTAGTACAAACAGATTCCCAACTAGCACCGTTTCGTTCTAATTCAAATCTTTTGCCCGTGTTGTCAATGCTAAAACTAATCTTAACTTCTTTAAAATTTTTCCATAGCTCAAAAAATTTTTCTGAATATATAGTACCGTTGCTGTTGTAATCGATTTTAATATTCTTAGACACTCCCAAATCTACTAGTCTACGTAAAAATACAAAGTGACGTTTTGACATTAGCGGCTCACCGCCATACAAATCAAGGTATTTAAGATTCCCAGCCAAGCGTTCAATTTGGTTGTAAAAATCGTCAGATTCGCTCCATGCAGTTGATTGTTTGATAATATCGAATTTGACTTGGGAAATTCTTTTGCTCTTGAGATACAGATCTGCAATACGAGAACTGTCAGACGGAGCACAGATTCGGCAGGATAAATTGCAAGCATTGCCTAATTTTAAATCCAATATCTGTAGGTTACTGACGTCATCTTTTTGATAGTCTACAGAAAAGTACAGGTCGCGAAATTTATGTCGTGCTGCTTGTCGCATGCTAGTAATACCGCTGGCCTCATTTTTCCAGCAGTAGTGACACCCATCGGGTTTTTGACCCTTGCGAAATTGTTCACGCAGAGTCTGCATTTGATTGCCGGTGTAAAAAGTAACCAATTGATCATCATCGTTGAGATTGCCGACGCGACCATCAAAAACACAACAAGGTTGCATTTCGCCGTTAGTCCAAACAACTGTATTGATCCAAGGGTAGATACAGTGAGAATCTGGAATAGATAGGTCTTGTACAGGTAAAGACGTGTCTGAGTCAAAGATCACAAAAAAATCAGGAATATCTACGAATTCTAGTATTTCTTTAACTAATTTTACAGTATCAACAGAATCAGGATTATAAGAAAAAATAATACGCTCATCATCTCCATATGGATCTTTTTTAAGTGCTAGTATTCTGTTGTAAAGTGGCGGTATACTGGTATAATCAGGCAATACTATCCTGTCTAATACTTGCATACTGCCCTTTTAATCGTCGTAACCGCCGTCGCTACCACCTGCGGTGCTACTGATCTTAGCACCTTGGCGTGTGTAACTTGGGGTTAGGTTGTTCATTTCCAGAATATCGTCTCGCAAATTTTGATTACGCTTTTCGATATTAAGTACCCGAGTAAATGAATTGGTGATAGCAGCAGTATAATAGGCAAACGGGTTTTGTGATTTGAATTCGTCAAATTGTAGTCCAATCTGTGATAGTTGTAGTAGTGCTTGTGAGCGCATTTCGTCGTTGTAGGTATAACCACGCCAGTTGCTACGTGTGGCATAGCGTTCGCACAGTTTAATAAACATATGAGCTAGCTTAGGAGTCATCTTGCCGTGGTCTTTTGAGAAATGCCCTTTGGCTAAATCACCCTTCCAATGACTACGTCCCACTAGAATAGGAGTTCCTTCTTCGTCGACTTTGTAGTGTTCAAACGGCGGAAAGTTTACTTTAACATATTTGGTATTGCCTGCAATATCTAGTTCGTCATCGTCGTATTCTGAACGTGCTGGCCCGTCATCTTCCAATTCCATGGCTTTGACTGCGGCCTTGCGTGATTTGACATCATCTACAGGAATATGATCCCAAGTCATAACACGGAATACTACATCGGTATCTGGAACATCTTTAAGTTTGATTTCAAATTCATCCATTTTACGTTTAGTACCATCTGCGGTAGCGGCTTCGTGTGCTAATTTTTGTAAGCGGACAGCACGGTCTTTGCGTGCTTGCATGATGTTCTTTTTATTGATCTTTTTTACATCTGGGAGAATCATATCATAGTCTGCTACATTTGGTGTTTGGAAGTAACAGTAGCTATTTTTACTTTTATGAATTTCTTTGAGAATATCTTTGTTATTGAGATAGTTATTGCGGGCCATCCTTTGTTTCCTTTAAAGTTAGCACATACTAACATATTTAATTTCCAAAGGTCAACCTATTTTTAAAATAATTATAATATACGCATATAATAGCTACCGATAAATACTTGTATGCCAGTGCTACCTAATCAACCTCTACAGACAGCCGTAACTAACCAAACTGGTAGTTTCGGTGCCCAAATTGCCCAATCTGTTACTAACAGTTTGGAAGGGTCCCTTGGGTTAAACCCATCAATGTCACGCCAAAACGTGTCTAGTATGTTTGCTTATACTCATAATACACAGGGACCTAATATAGTGGTAAATTATCCGCAGGCCAACTACGATTGGCGTGTTCGTGTAACGCTAGCACCCAACAGTACATACTTTTATAACGATACCAGTAACAATTTATTAAGCCCGCTACGCACAGAATCTAGTAACAATGTGACCAGTGCAGTAGTACAAAGTGTTAATAATATTTTTGGAGCCAGCGGACAAACACGTATTGGTGTTGTGTTTCCCTATACTCCCACAGTACAGGTCACACATACTGCAAACTATTCAGCACAAAAATTAACACATAACAATTACACACAGTACTACTATGATAATTCAGAAGTTGGTGCAATTACTATCAACGGCGAATTCACAGTACAGAACGTAAACGAAGGTCAGTATCTATTAGCAACAATTTACTTCTTTAGATCAATTACCAAAATGTTTTTTGGGGCAGACTCAGCAGCAGGCAATCCGCCGCCGATTGTTTACCTAAACGGTTACGGACAATATTATCTACCAAACGTGCCTTGTGTTTGTACCAACTTCAGTCATACTATGCCGGATACTGTGGACTACGTTGACATTCCAGAACCTGGATTAAATTATAATCCTACCGTAACTAATCCTGTATTAAATAGTACACGCTTGCCAACTACTAGTACAATTAGCCTTACGCTACAACCAGTCTACAGCAGACTTTCACAGAGCCAAGGATTTAGTCTACAAGACTTTGCTCGTGGTGCATTAATCAATGCCGCGGGCAGTGGTGGAGCAGCAAGCGCATTTGGTGCAACACAAACACCACTCAACGGAGGCACACCGGGCGCTGGAGGATTCTTATAATGACAGCAAAATACGCTACCACTAGTCCATATTATGGTACATCTACCTGGGGTCAGTTTCTTGATGTTTGGAAATACAATACCCTAACTATTCCTGCTGCGGTAACAGATGCACTTTATCAAATTGATCCACCCTACGACAATCGTCCAGATTTACTGGCCCACGACTTGTACGGAGACAGTAACCTATGGTGGGTATTTGCTGTTCGTAATCCAGATGTCCTAATAGATCCCTTGCTTAATTTTGTAGCACCAGCAGTAATATACATTCCAACAAAAGAAACCGTGCAGACAGCACTAGGATTGTAATCGATGGCTGATCCAATTACAATTAATGGCGTTGCTATACTTGCCGATGTCAATCCAACTGCTGCTGCAACAATAGTTCCACCAACTGGTTATCAAGTCGCAACACAGGCCCAAGCAGGATTTGTAGATGGTGTACCAGCAACTTCGGGAACCTATTACGACGACACATTGAATGCTTGGCTAACGCCTACTACTGCTACTGCATCTACTACTAACTCTAATTCCAATAACAATGCCAATGGCGTAGGAGGAAGTGCAACTAATAACAGTAGTACTGGTAATGGAACTGGTAATGGAACTGGTAATGGAACTGGCACAAATTCTAATACTAGTACTGGTCCTGGAACAGTTAAAATTCCTGCAACTACCACAGTGGTGCCTAATCCGTTGCATCAGTTTGCTAGTTGGACTTATTCATGGAGCCTATGGTGGCTTGACGTTGCTGACTACAATGGCATGATGGTTGGTGCTGATGCAGGTGCTGGAAATTCTTATGTGCTGAGTCCAAAAAGTTATGTTGTTGCTGAGGACAGCGGTCTTTATCCCAATCGCAGACTGCCAACACAGGCCGGCCTAAACTACAATATACAAACAGTAAACTTTAACACAATTATTGGCAACAATTCAAAATCTAAAAGCACTAACATAATCGACGGCACTTTGACAATCTTAGAGCCTTATGGTGTTACACTGATTGATAGCCTAGCACAAGCAGCTCTTAGCTTAAATTCGGGTTACAATTATTTACAACAACCATATATGTTGCAGTTAGATTTTAAAGGCTACGACAATGCTGGAAATCCTATTCCAGACAGTACTACTACACTCTATAGAAAACGTTTTCCAATTAAAATTAATACTATGAAAGTCAAGGTGACTAACAAAGGTGCAGAGTATCAAATTGCCTACACCCCAACCGGCCATCAAGCGCACTATCCAGAGCATTCAAGAACTCCCAAGAACGTATCAGTAACAGTACCCGGCGGTACAGTACAAGAATTTCTTAATAATTTTGCAATAATCTTAAACACCTATTGGCAACTTGAAGTCAATGACGGCAAAGCCCAATACGCTGATACTATAAAATTTGATATGGATCCTGCCATTGCATCAAGCAAGATCATTTACCCAGATCAGGACAGCGTTACGCAGGCCAATCCCGATGCCAATTCTATACAATTAACTGGCGGAGCATTTGATATCCCGGCCGGTACACAAATTACTACAGTAATACAAAAAGTTCTTGAAAAATCAAGTTACTTACGTGACCAATTAGGATTGGACTTTCAAAACCTAACAGCCGCACAGCAACAAACAAATTTAACACAAATTTTAAACACTTTCAAAACTGTTTGTACAAACAATTATGCAGGAACTGATGCTGCCGGAAATGTAAATTCTGGAGTATTTGATAATATACGAAACACTTATCCAGCACAGTTTACCTATAATATACATCAGTACCCCAACCTAAATCCAGCCAATCATCCAGCAGCGCCGTTTTTAACTGACAGTCGAGCTCATACTGTTAAAAATTATAACTATATCTATACTGGTAAAAATGTAGACATATTAGATCTTAAAATTGATTTTGATGCTACGTACTATACTGCGGTAGCGGCATATACTGCACAGTTTGCCGCAACACAAGCAACTCCTAGTACTGGACTTAATACATCAATAGCCAATGGGGGTGTGATCCTGTTGAGTCCACAACTCTTGGCTGCAAGTGGCGCAGTAGCTGGATTCAAAAATATTACTAACTTAACTCCACTTAAATATCGTGCAGTCAACAACGATCAAAGAGAAACCATCGGTCTAGGCATTATTAATGACCCCACAGCGCAAACTGTGGCCAATGTTATGAAAAGTCTATACACCAATTTCAAAGGGGATATGGTCACACTAGAACTACAGATAGTTGGCGACCCAACATTAATTAAACAAGATGATTGGTTGTATGTGCCTAGTCCAACAACAAGTACAATATACAACAGTTGGGACAGTCAAAGTCAAAATGACTTTGCAGGACGTTACGGACATGTGCGTATGGATGTCGGATCTTTGATGTTCTCGGTAACTATTAATACTCCATTGGACATAGACACTGACTGGACCAATCAAGGGGTGGTGTTTCCGCAACCTGGCACTTACAAGAGCTTGTTTAGTGGGCAATACCAATGCACCGGAATTAAAAATAGTTTTGCCAATGGTAAATTTGAACAGACCCTTACGCTAAACCGTGTTATTAATGGCGATTTAATAAATTCGGCAGCTCCAGCGGCAGCAACCAACGGTAGAGATTCTAGTACTAATGGTGGTGCTAGTCAAACACAAACAAAACAAAACTCACTTAATCAAACAGTACAACAAAATTCTGGTAGTACAGCAACTCCAGCTAATGGCTCAGTAGCAAGTCCAAATGCCCAAGAAAATAGTACTCAAGCACGACAATAGGAAAATTCAATAAATGGCAGATAATCAAATAAGACGAACTGGTGCTGCTGACAGCGCAAAAGCAGATGGAAAAACAGGTTATACAGTTGACCCGGGTCCTTATGAAGCTGTGGTTGTTAAACATGTAGTTGGGTCACGTACAGGGCAACTACAGGTTTATATACCAGACTGGGGCGGAGTACAAACTGACCCACAGAATCAAATAGTGGTAAGTTATGCTAGTCCATTTTACGGCCATACATTTGGCACAGACAGTCAGCAAACACCTAATACTCCTATGAGTGCCGGTCAAAGTTACGGTATGTGGATGGTACCGCCAGATGTTGGTAATAAAGTATTGGTTACATTTGCTGCCGGTGATAGGTCACGTGGTTATTGGTTTGCTTGTTGTTATGACAGCACCAGTCATCATATGGTTCCAGGACTAGCACACAACATTGGTGGATCTACAGATACCAGTGTAGCTACTGACATTGCCAGTTATCTAAACAGTAGTCAAATACTACCAGTAGTAGAATCCAGTGCTGGACAATCTTCTACTTATGGTTCTGACCCAAGTCAGGCTCCTCGTTACCCGCACGAATTTCAGTCAATGACACTTATTTCGCAGGGTTTAGATAGAGATCCTGTGCGTGGGGCAATCAGTTCAAGTAGCCTACGCGAAGCACCCAGCAATGTCTATGGTATTAGTACTCCTGGTCGTTCAGCAACCGCTAATCCTCAGGTTTCTGCATCATCCTCAGTTGAAGCCAGTCAAGCTGTTATAGCTCGCAAAGGTGGTCATACATTTGTTATGGATGACGGAGATAAGGATGGCAACGATCAATTGATTAGACTGCGTACCGCAGGCGGGCATCAAATCCTAATGAATGATACCGCAGACAAAACTGATAAAGGTAATAAAGGAGTACTATACATTGCCAGCGCATCAGGCAATCAGTGGTTAGAATTTAGTAGTGATGGCAGTATCAATATCTACGGTGCTGCAGGATTTAATGTGCGAGCTGAAGGGGCACTTAACTTTCATAGTGATAGTGCAGTCAATATTAACAGTGGCGGTTCAGTTGCTATTCACGGCGACATGGGAGTAAAAATTGACAGTTTAGTGTCAGTGGGAATCAGTGCCCTAGTAAGCGTATCAGTAGCCAGTGATGGCATGTTGTCACTTTCGGGTGTGGGCTCAGCTTCTCTAACCGGCGGTGTTAGCACCAAAGTCAGCAGTCTTGGACCTTGCTATGTATCTGGAACAATAGTAAATCTAAACAGCCCGTACTTACCCGTTCCACCAATTCCGGTAGTGCCTAATTTAGGGACAAGTTTGCCGGATGTTACTTGGGCAGGTACTAGTTGGACTTATACCCCGGGAGCAGTACGATCAATATGTACAGTTGTTCCTGCACACGAACCTTGGTTGGATCCAGGTACAAACTTACGTCCTAAACCACAGTCATCAAGCGGAGCGTCACTGATAGGAGCTGCTGCTAGTATCGGGGCTGGCGCGGCTTCAAAATTAATTTGAGATAACTTATGGATCTAGGAATACAAGCAGCCGCAGGACAACCAATAGTAACTCCAATGCCCGTCAGTTGGCTTGGCTTACCTGCTATGCCTCCTACACCCCCAACCTGGGCCAATATTGCGGCATTGACATCTATTCAAGTACGTAACCTACAAGCACAGATAGCCTACAGTACTAGTCAGTGGAACTATGATTTAATTGGCGGTTCTAATCAATTAGGCAGATACCAATTTACCAGTCAAATTTTAGAGTCATACGGACTACTAGCATCTGGATCTAACACGGCCTACGGAACAGATTCGGTGAACTATCGTCACTGTTGGCAACCAACCTATATTAACAACGGAATTAATTCTTATCAAAATTATTTTTATAACGTCACAAGCCTAAACGGTTTCTTAACGGGCACGATTGCTCAAGAGCACCTAGCATATCAACGCTTGGTGGATATTTACATAACTAGTTTGGATATTGGTTCAATACAGCCCGGTGACCCTTCAGAAGTTGTTGCTGGTATGATTTATGTGGGGTGGACACTGAGTGTGGGTACAGGCCCAACTATTGCTAGCCCGCAGGGCACTGGCGCTTGGGCATGGCGTTACAATAACGTAGGTTCTGGTGCAACCAGCTACAATCAAGGTCGTTATAGTGTGGCAGTCCTAAGCGCATAAATATTATCATGACAGTATATCGCGGATTTAGTACCCTAGTTAATAAGAAAAAATTTAGCCTAACGGATTACGCCCTGGCTAAACAAGATCTTATGAACTATTTTCAAATTCGCAAGGGCAGTAAACTAATGCAACCTTCCTTTGGTACAGTAATTTGGGAACAGTTGTTTGAGCCCCTGAATGAAACTACTCGTGATATCATTACCGGCGACATTAAAAAAATTGTTGCATATGATCCTCGTTTACGAGTCAATCAAATCAATGTTACAGAACAAACTAACGGCATTCAAATACAGCTGAGTTTAACTTATATCCCGTCAAATCAAGCAGAAACGATACTGTTAAACTTCGACAAAGCATCAACTACACTAACCACAAATTAACTGCGCATATTATTCCGACCGATAAATATACAATATAGGTTAGAAATAATATGGCACAAACAACCCGTCAATCAAATCTTTTAGTAAATCAGGACTGGACTAAGGTCTATCAATCGTTTACTAATGCGGACTTCACCAGTTACGATTTTGAAACACTTCGTAACTCAATGATTAACTATCTCCAAACGTACTATCCAGAGTCGTTTAACGATTTCTTAGAATCCAGTGAATATCTAGCTCTAATAGATATGGTTGCATTCCTGGGGCAGAGTTTAAGTTTCCGTACAGATTTAAATGCACGTGAAAATTTCATTGATACAGCTCAACGTCGTGACAGTATCCTAAAACTAGCCCGCATGCTGAGTTATAATCCCACAAGAACAATCAGTGCCAGTGGATTATTAAAATTTGATGCTATCAGCACATCGCAGGCAATTACTGACAGCAACGGAATTAATCTAGCCAATACCACAGTATATTGGAACGACATCACTAACGATAATTGGTTAGAACAGTTTACTGCGATACTTAATGCCGCACTGATCACAAATCAAGCAGTTGGCAAACCAGGAAACAGTCAAGTAATCAACGGAATTCAAACTGACGAATATACTGTAAATTTAAATCCCAATAGTTTGCCTGTAGCACCGTTCTCAGTTAACATCCAAACTACACCAACACGTTTTGAAGCAGTCAGCGCAACTACGCTGGGTCAAACATATATCTATGAACGTGACCCAACCATGACTGGGTTTAACATTCTTTATCAAAATGACAACAATGGTAATGGCAGTAACAACACTGGTTTCTTCCTGTATTTTAAACAGGGATCACTACAGAGCACAAACTTTACTATTCAAAATGCTATACCAAATAATTATGTGCCCGTTACTACAAATAACATTAACAACACTGATGGATGGCTATACAGTTTAAATGTAAACAATAGTGTGCAGACCTTATGGACACAGGTTCCAGCACTACCCGGTATCAACGTGATTTACAATCAATTGACTAACAAAAATCTATATCAGGTTAATACATTAAACAATGACCAAGTTAATCTAGTATTTGGTGATGGTTCATTTGCAAACATTCCACAGGGTGCATTTAGATATTATTTCCGTACCAGCAACGGCCTCGCTTATACAATTACTCCCGATGATCTAGCTCGAGTAAACATTGCTATTCCTTATGTTGATCTACACGGAGTAACTCAAACTTTAACTATCACAGCCAGCTTAAAGTATACTGTAACCAATGCGTCGGCCACACAAAGTTTAGCTAGCATTAAGACCTACGCACCACAAAATTACTACACACAAAATCGTATGATAACATCGGAAGATTATCAAATCTTCCCACTGACAAACTTTACTAGTATTCAAAAGATCAAAGCCGTAAACCGTTTAAGTTCAGGTGTGAGTCTGTATCTTGATACTCTGGATCCAACTGGCAGTTTTAGTTCAACTAATATTTTTGGCGATGACGGCATACTGTCAGCAAACTCAACAGTTGGTAGTACAACTTTTAGTTTTTTAACTACTAGCGATGTTTACAAAGCAATTTATAATGATATTATTCCAATCATTTCAAGTAACGGAATCAGTAACTATTACTACGCTAACTATCCTAGACTAACACCAACACACAGCAACGTAACTTGGGTACAGACTGGAAATACAACCTCTAGTAGCTATGGTAATTTAACTTATAATGGCAACGTAATCAATGTTGGCCCTGTGGCCAGCGGCAATTTGAAATATGTTACAGCAGGAGCAAGTGTACAGTTTTTAACTAATGCCTTTGCTAATGCTACAACATTCTACAGTTCTGTTACTAATACTGTGGGAAATAGTCAAACCTACTTTGGTATGGTTGTTCCCACCGGATCCGTAGTAAAAACAATTATTCCTAAACTCAGCAATGCCTTAACCAGTAATGTGATCAGTACTATTGCTACTCAGATTCAATCAAATGTTAATTTTGGACTGACTTACGATCAAACTAATCAGATATGGGTAAACATTCCTCCAAGCCAAATTGGTTCAAGTACTAATTGGCTATTAAAATTTACGTATACTGCTGGACTGTATAACATTCAATATCAAAATTTACGATATATATTTGGTAGTGCGGGCCAAACACAGTTTTACTTTGATCCGACAGTCAAAGTCTACGACAGCGTGATTGGCAGTAGCATCAGTGATATTATTAAAATTCTAAACATTAACACAAAACCAGGAAACGTTACTCCTCTGGGCACTGACATAACTTGGAATATTACCGACGTTATAACAGAAACTGACGGTTACGTAGACCCTACCAGTGTTATAGTTGCTTTCCCTCAAACACAGTTAACTGGTGTACCGGATAATCCAGATTTATATACTACAGTGGCTAATGTTGCAACCAGCCGAAATAATTTATATTTCCAATACAAACACAATAGTCCTGGCAACAATCGAATCGATCCTACCAGTGTTAATTTAATTGACATGTATATCTTAACAGCCGACTATGCAACATCATACATAAATTGGCTACAAGATTTGACCGGCACAGTCAAAGAACCAACTCCACCTACTTCAAGTAGTTTAGAAATTGCCTACAGCACATTAGATAATTTTAAAACTGTCAGCGATTCATTAATTTTTAATCCTGCACAATTTAAACCATTATTTGGCGCCAAAGCAGATTCAAGCCTACAAGCAAGATTTAAAGTAGTTATTAATCCTGCTGTGAGCATTACTGCTAATGAAGTTAAGAGTCAGGTAATTGCTGCGATCAATGACTATTTCAATGTCAACAATTGGGACTTTGGTGAAACATTTTATTTCTCTGAATTAGCCGCATACCTACATACAACGCTAGTTCCTAATATTGCCAGCGTATTAATTGTACCAACAAATGATAGTCTAGTATTTGGTAACTATTTCCAAATTAACGCTGAGCCATGGGAAATTATTACTTCAGCAGCAACAGTAGCCGATGTGGATATTATTAGTGCTGTGACTGCAGCAGAACTTAATCTTGGAAATACTTTAGTAGGTACATATTAATGCCTTTAATTAATACAATCAATTTTTTACCTAGTCCTTTTAGAACAACCACCAATCAACGATTCCTCGGTGCGACTCTTGATCAACTGACCATTGATGCATTTAATATTCCAGTCAATGGATATATTGGTCGTACCTTTGCACCAACATATAAATTGGGTGACAACTACGTCGCTGAAACAACTAGCTTACGTCAAAATTATCAACTTGAGCCAAGCGTTGTGGTAAAAGATGCAAATCAAAATGTGGTATTAAACAGCACCTTCCAAGATTTCCTGCAAAATATTTCAGTCGCTGGCGGATTTGCAAACAACCAACAAAGATTGTTTACATCAGAATACTATAATTTTGATGGGCATTTTGACTACGATAAATTTGTAAACTATAATAATTATTATTGGATCCCAGGCGGTCCAGATGCAGTTTCTGTTTCTGCTGGTTCAACTCCTTATCTAGCAACCTACACAGTTACTAGAAATACATCAGTCAACGGATACACATTTAGCGGACTTGGTCCAAACCCTGATATCCAAATTACTTTGGCACGTGGGGGTACTTACACATTTAATGTCAATCAACCTGGATTCAATTTCTGGATACAGACTAAACCTGGCACCAGTGGTGTTGACCCTAATATTAGTACAGTTAGTACACGTCAAATATTTGGTGTACAAAATAATGGAACCGATAATGGTCAAATTATTTTTAATGTACCAAAAGCATCTGCACAAGACTTTTATACAGAGATGCCAATTGCCGCTACAGTTAATGCCGCAGTGACCTTTAATTACACCGACATACAAAATCAACTGTTAAGTACGTTTTTGAAAAACTTTCCAGATGGCCTAGATGGTGTTACTAATCAATTACAAAACAAAACATTTATTTTCATCAATAATCAAACAGATCCAGCGTACTGGACGACTCCGGCTATACCTGATGCATTTACTGGCGTTAATACCAGCCCTATTGCTGCTGGATCAGTTATTACTGGTGTTGCTCTTACTAACACATGGAAAATCAATCTGGTACCTAGCGGTAACGATTACCTAATTCAAGTTCAGCCTGACAGTACAGTTGCAGTACAACAACGAGTGTTTGTCGATTCAGGAAAAACTTATGCATCTACTCAATTTTGGTTAAACACAAACTATCAATATTTGGCTGTGCCTGTTGTTACTGCTGCGGCTGATTACTTGTATTATCAGGACAGCGCAAATCCAGATTTTGTTGGACAAATTAAAATAGTTGACAATACTACTGTTCCTATTAACATCACTTCGGATATCATTGGGCAAAAATACTACACCAGTCCGAACGGAGTAGTTTTTACTAACGGATTAAAAATTCAACTTGACAGTTTAGTAGTGCCTGCCAGCTATGCTAATAACCAATACTATGTAGAAGGTGTTGGTACAAGCATCCAATTGGTTCCTGTAGCACAACTAGTAGTACCAGAATCATTTGGCACAGAGATTTTAACTACAGCCGATTATATTACTATTAATCGTGCCAGCCAAGATCGAAATGCATGGAGCCGAACAAATAGTTGGTTCCACGTGGATGTATTAAATGCTGTATCAAAATACAATCAAACTCCTGTTAACTATGGTCCTAATATTCCTGGTCGCCGTGCTATCATAGAATTTGAACCTAACCTACAGTTATTTAATTTTGGTCGTCAAGCCAAGGCAAACGTTGATTTAATTACGTTTGATTCAACTGATGCTTTTGTGAACATTGAGGGTCAAGAAAGTTATACTTTAGACGGTACACCACTAGTAAAAGGCATGCGTGTTATTTTTGCTAACGACTACGATACTACTGTCAGTAATGAAATATGGCAAGTTGATTTTGAAGTGGTTGATAGTGTGACAGGTAATCCTTATCTAAGATTAATACCTACCAGTGATGATCCAGTAGTAACTGGCGAAAACGTACTAGTAACACAAGGTGCCAACAGTGGAAAAACTTATTGGTTCGATGGAACCAATTGGCACGAATGTCAAGAAAAAACAGCTCTTAATCAAGAACCCTTGTTTGATTTAATAGATACTAATGGATATAGTTTTAGTGACTCTACTGTATATCCATCAAGCACGTTTACTGGAACTAAAATCTTTGGCTATGCTCATGGCACAGGAACTAATGATTCTGTATTGGGCTTTCCTTTAACATATCAAAATTTTAACAACGTTGGTGATATAGTTTTTAATAATTTTTACGATACAGGCACATTTACCTATAACAACAGCGGTACAGTAGAAACTGTAGCATGTGATTCGGGCTATATCCAAAAAAATATAGATCTAACCGCAACCACTAAGTTAACTAATTGGACCACAGGAGTTCAACCTACTGAGCAATATCAAGTTATTACTAAATTCTTTGATGGATATGTTGCTGAAATTAATGGTGTTAACTATGCGTTTGTGCAAATTGATGTTCTGCCAGAATCATCAACTAATATCCCTTATGTTAAAGTTTTCTTAAACAACACACTATTAAATCCTAACACCGACTATCAAATAGTTAACTATGGAATTTATTATGTTGTTACACTAAACACCATGCCTGCTTCAGGTGACAAGATTGATGTCGCAATTTTTAGTTCAGCCACAAGTACATTTGGTTACTACGAAGTTCCAGAGAATCTTGACTTTAATCCATTAAACGAAACATTTACAACTATTACACTTGGGCAATTACGCACACACTATAATAAATTAATTGAAAATACATCGATTAGTGCAACAGAATCTATACCCCATCAAGATCAATATTTAAAAGCACAAGGCGGCACAATACTACAACAAAGTAGTCCCTTAGTGTATGGCATGACATTCTTGTCGGACCCTGTAGTTAATTATATCAAAGGTATAACTCTTGCACGTAAAGAATATCAAAGATTTAAAAATAAATTTTTGAGCCTGTGTGCTACTCTACAGGGATTGGATTACAATGATCCGGCTGCTGGCGTAGACGCAATTTTATCCAACATTAATGCTGTTAAGAACAACACGTTCCCTTGGTACTACAGTGATATGGTTCCACAAGGTAACAATTATACTACCACAACATACACAGTATTAAATGCACGCCAAACTGCTTATGAAATCAACAGTATTTTTGATGTTACTAAATTAAGTAATCGAGCAGTATTGGTCTATTTAAATGGCAAGCAACTAGTAGCCAATCATATTGATTTCTACTATGACTCGGTTAGCCCGTCGGTAGTAATACTAGTGCCACTTAAAGTGGGAGACGTAATAACCATTAGAGATTATTCAAATACTGATGGAAATTATGTACCAGAAACTCCAACTAAGCTGGGACTATATCAAGAGTTTATTCCTTCTATCTACACTGACGATACTTATGTAACAACGACTCAAGTAATACTTGGCCATGATGGCAGTATTACTCCTGCATTTGGTGATTTCCGTGATCAGTATCTATTAGAACTTGAAAAACGTATCTACAATACTCTTAAAACAGATTACAACACCTTAAATGTTTTAAATTTATATGATACTGTTCCTGGTAGATTCCGCACAACTGACTACAGCTTGTCGGAGTGGAATCAATTAATAACCAAGAATTTCCTACAGTGGGTTGGTAGTAACAGCGTTGACTATACCACTAACAGCACTTATAATCAAGGAAATCCGTGGACATGGAACTACAGTCAATTCCCTGACTCAGTTGATGGAAGTTATTTACAAGGTTCTTGGCGTGCGGTTTACAAATACTGGTTTGACACAGATCAACCACATTTATCTCCTTGGGAAATGCTGGGCTTTAGTCAACAACCAACCTGGTGGTCAACTCGATATGGTCCTGCACCTTATACAAACGGTAACACAACATTATGGGAAGACCTTGAAACAGGATACATCTGGAACGGTAGTAACACAACCGCTTACAATGACACACGTTTTGCACGGCCTGGACTCAGTGGCACCCTAACTGGTACTCGAGGATTTATTCCAGTAGACTCTGCTGGCAACTTATTAGATCCTACTCGAATTGGCATTATTGGAATATTAAATAGCAGTTCTGCAGGCAATAGTTGGCAAGTAGGAGAACAAGGTCCTGTAGAAACAGCCTGGCGCAGAAGTAGCGATTATCCTTATGCTATACAACAAGCATTAGCACTGGCACGTCCGGCAGAATACTTTAGCACACAAATTGATCTCAGCAGATTTTACAAAAATTCAGTGACCGGACAATTTTCTAATTCAGTTAATCAAAAAATTACTCCAAGTCTATTGACAGTTAACGGAGATACCGTTACTAAACCTGGTACAGTATTGCGAACAGCGGGCTATCTCAACTGGATCAGTGATTATGTTAAAAATCTTGGAATAGATCCTGTTGCTAAAATAGAAAGTTATTTTAGTAATTTTAATGTACAGCTTGCGTATCGTGTTGCCGGATTCACTGATCAAAATTTAATTACAGTTTCAGCAGAACAAACTAGTCCTGGCAGTACCAATGCGTCAATTATCATACCTAACGAAAATTTTAATATCTATGTTGGCGATCCAATGCCTTCCTCTGTTGTTACCTATAGCGGAGTGGTTGTAACACGAACTGCTACAGGGTACAGCGTTGCAGGATACGATACTACCTATCCGTTCTTTACTATTTTACCAAGTATTGTTAATAGTAAATCGTCAACAGTTAAATCAAACAACTTGACTGCTACCATATATCAAGATGGCGCTACTACGACAATGGCAATTCCATATGGAACTACATTTTCAACAGTACAACAAGTAGCAGATTTCTTAGTTAGTTATCAACGCTACTTAACAAAACAAGGTTTTGTATTTGATCAATTTGATTCAGATTTATCAATGACTCGTGACTGGACTTTAAGTGTACAAGAGTTTTTATACTGGGTTCAACAAAATTGGTCAGTGGGTACAGTAATTGTTTTAAATCCTGTGTTTGATACACTGAAATTCCAAGCCAATGGATCAGTGGTTGGTGAAATTACAAATCTGCCAAACGACAGTCGATTGCTAGACACAAACTTTGCACCAATTAAGAGTAACAATTTTGATATACTTAGACAGGATACACCTTTTGGCAATGCATTTCAAATTAATACACTCAATGGCCTAACAGGCATTGGCTTTGCACAGTTAAATTTAATTCAGTTTGAAACAACACTAATATTTGACAACGTTGATAATTTTGGCGATATCATTTATGTACCAAGTCAAGGCACTCGACAATATCGATTAAAATTATCTGGTGCTAAAACAGGCCTATGGGACGGTTCGATAAGTGCAACCGGCTACATTTACAGTAACCCACAGATCAAAAACTGGCAACCAGGCACAGATTATCGTCAAGGTGATATAGTCCTGTATAATAACAACTACTATACTGCACCAAACGACATTGTGGCTAGCCAACAATTTTCATTGACATCTTGGACACAGATCAGCGCATCGGATATTCAAACAGGTCTCCTACCTAGTTTTGGACACAATGCACAGGTATTTCAAAATATCTACGACGTAGATAATCCTCCGCAGGATAAAAACTTCCAAACATTCAGCGCAGGCCTAATAGGTTTCCGCGATCGACCATTCTTGGGCAATTTGGGATTGAGTATTCCAACACAAACAAAATTCTATCAAGGATATATCAAACAAAAAGGCACACAGAATGCAATAACTTCTTTGACTAAAGCCACATTTGATAATTTAAAGAGTACTATCAGTACCTATGAAGAATGGGCGTTCCAAGTCGGTCAATACGGAGATATTACTAGCAATCAGTACACAGAATTTGTATTAGACCAAAGTGTGTTCTTAACTAATCCTGTGGCATTCACCGCTTATAATTCTTACAATGCTGGAAATATTATTGTTAACCTTGCGGTAACTGGTAACACTACAACATCTAACGTCTATAATGCAAGTAATATCTACAGCACTACTACAAGTTTATACAACAATCGAAACAATGTAACTTATCCTGCAGACTTGCCTACCTGTGGATATGTAAATTTAGCCGATGTTACTTATCAAATTTTTGATATAACAACTGTAACTACACTTCCAACATTATCAGCTGGTAATACAATTTGGGTAGCTAAAGATGCTAATGCAAACTGGAACGTGTTTAGAGTCAATAGCACTGGTCTTACAGCAACTACATTAAATTATACACTTGATAATTTTGCACAAGTGGTCTTTAATACCACACACAGTTTTAATATTGGCGATTATATCGTACTGCAAAACTTCAACACCGCGTATGATGGGCTGTACCAAGTAGCTGGTATTCCAACTTCAACTAGCGTGACTGTTACCCTACAAAATCCATCTACTCTGATTGGAGTTGGTGGGGCTATTACAGGGGTTGGTACCGTATTTGTATTCCAATCAGTGGTGCTTGCAACTTCTAACACCATTGGAAATAATCCTCCATATGGTGGTTGGGTCAGCGGAGACATAGTATGGGTTACCAATGACTTAGAGCCTAGTGCAACTGGATGGGCAACCTATACATATAATGGGTCTTCTTGGTCACGCACTCGACAACAACAACCGAGTGTTGATATCACCAGCATTAATAGAACATTTATCTATAATAAACTGAATAACGTTATTTTAGCTGCACTTGATTTTGTTGATCCAGCCAAAGGCAAGGTATTAAATGCAGTTGGTCAAGACATTGATTATCAATTGACTACAGACCCTGCATACTATAGTGCTGGCACTGGAGAAACGCAAACAAACTTCTACTGGGGCCCACAACAGGTTGGCAAAATTTGGTGGAATGTTGATCAAGTGCGTTATATTAACTATGAACAAGATGCATTGATCTATAGATTAAACAACTGGGGTGCAACATTCCCGGGAAGTCAAATTTTAGTATGTGAATGGGTTGAAAGTCCTGTATTGCCTAGTCAGTATGTAGCTACCGTGGGCGACGGAGTTCCTCTGTACCCAGATGACACAGCATACTCTACCTATGGAAGTGTTGGCCCGTCGGGTAATGTCACAGTAACATATTATTTCTGGGTAGTAAATAAAACTTCTATTAATACTTCTGCTGGTAAATCAAATAGTGCTTACAATATTGCTATTGCAATTAAAAATCCGCAGGCCCAAGGAATTCCTTATGCAACCGTATTGCGTGATGATACCATAGCATTATATAACATTAATCAATACCTAGTTGGACAAAATAGTGTTCTGCATATTGATAGTAAAAATATTGCTTCAATGGGATTGATACACAGTGAATATTCACTGGTACAAGAAGGCAATCCTATCAGCCAAATTCCTTCAGTAATTGAACGCAAACTAGTTGACAGCCTAGCAGGGCAAGATAGTGCGGGTAATCCAGTTCCAGATCCTGCATTAACACCAGCACAGGCCTATGGTATACAGATTCGTCCTCGTCAAAGTATGTTTATTGACCAGACTCTAGCAAGAAGCAACTATATTACCTATGTAAATGATGTCTTAATAGCTTATCCAGTAATTGAAAATAAGTTATTGACGACACTAAACAGCCAAGAAAATCCGCCGGGTCCTAACGCAGGCGCATATAGTTTAACTGTAGATACTTACAGCGAATTAAGTTACATCGACACTGGATTAATAACTACAGGGTACGCAGTTCTCGTCAACACTGACACCAATAACCATAATAAGTGGGCCATATACACTTGGAATACTCCTACCACTGGCAAATGGAATTTAAGTCGAGTACAGAGGTATAAAACAAACCATTATTGGAATTATGCTGATTGGTATGAAACTGGATACGATTATACAGTGGCTCCAGATGTTACAGTCAGCAATCTATTAGATTATGGTAAATTAACTTTAGTTGCTGGACAATACATTAAAGTATTAAACAATGGTAACGATCAATTTGTTGTGTACTATGTCAACAGCGACTTAACCACAACATTAGTGGGTATACAGAATGGTACTATACAGTTCTCAACTGGCACAATACCTGCACTTGAAATGCGAGAGTTAGCTCTAGCAATTCAAAATGATATCTTTATCAATGACCTAGCCAGCAACTATAATCAATTGTTCTTTACAATGGTCAAGTATGCACTGACTGAACAAAAGAATTTAGATTGGGTATTTAAAACAAGTTTCCTAAGTGCAAAACAGTATATTCGCGCACTGGCACAATTCCCAAGTTATATTGCTGATAATCAACAGTACTACTTAGATTACATTAATGAAATTAAACCATATCGTACAACTGTTCGACAGTTCGTTGTAGATTATCAAGGCAACGATCAATATTCGGGCGATATGAGTGACTTTGATTTGCCACCATATTGGGATGCCAATTTATCTGTGTATCGTAGTCCAAGTGGCGAACAGTCATATGACACAGCATTATTAAGCACTACCGATAGTGTATACAGTTCTTGGTATAACAATTATAAATCTCAAGTAGTGGCGATTGTTGTTGAAACCCCCGGTACTGGATATATATCTCCGCCTCAGATTAGTATTGTCGGTGGCGACGGAACTGTAGCTAATGCAGCAGTGGCTTACGCAACACTCAATGGCTCTGGCGGTATTGGCGAGATCATTGTTACCGCCGCAGGAAACAACTACACAACTACACCAACAGTTGTAATAAATGGCACAGGTACTGGCGCTAGCGCATACGCGGTTTTACGAAACGTGTATGATGGAAATCAACAGGGTCATAACGTGGTTAGAACAATTAATACGACCATTAAGTTTGATCGTGTTAACTATACTGCTCCTAATACTTTTGTATTCTGGAGTAATATTACCAGTGCAAATGTTGGACAAACAATTCCTGCCAATACTATTATTGTTAATAATGGTCTCCTGTATCTTGTAGGTAATACTGTTACTATTGATGCAAACGTTGACTTCCCATTTGCTAATGTGTCGACTATTAGTTCTAGTAGCTTTAACAATGCCAACGATCGTATAATTGCATTCAATGGAAATGTTGATCTTGCTCTGACTCAGTGGGGGATAGAATATCCAGGAGTTAAGGTCGACGGCAACACATTTGTTGGAAATGTATTTGACACCACTATACAAAGTTTCTATGGTAATACCTTAGGTATTAATCCTTATGATATTAACATCGACGGTGGTGCTTATATCAGCAACTTTAGTAGTCATGCACCAGAAGAATTGGTTCCTGGATACATGCGTGATAGTTTGGATCTAACAGTCTATGATACTGCTAATGTAGCATTTAGAGAATTTAATACAATCGCTGGCAATTTGCAGTTCTACAGAATTGCTAATGCCAATGTTACTACTCTAGCATCAAATCTACGCTTAACAGACACAAGTATTTTAGTCGCTAACGCTGCAAACTTGCCCAAACCAAATCCAGCACTAAACACTCCGGGTTCTGTTATTATCAACGGCGAAAGAATTACCTACTGGAGAAACTATGCGTTAGAAACTCCGGTTACTTGGACAGCTAATGCTAGTATTCCTGTTAATACTTTGATAACTCACACTAGCAACCTTTATCTAGTTACAGGAAACGTCTATAGCACTTCATTTGCAAATATTTCTGCCAATATCACACAGGTTGTTGCTAATACCCTGGCACAGATACGTCGTGGTGTGGATGGAACATATACTCCAGCAATCCAATTGGCCAATAGCCGCGTGGTAGATGCAAGTATACAACAAATGGTTCCGGGCAGCTACACAACTCCTGCAAATATTGGCTTATACAATAAAACCTATACTGTAACAGGAAATGTAAGTTACAAACTAAGAGTAAGTGCCAATATAACAGCTAACGTTGGTGATTACATTAACCAAGTCTTTGCTAACACCGCGGTAGCAGCAAATCTACGTGTTTTGGGAAATACTACAGGAAATACTGTACCAGTTATTTTTATTGCTGGCCATATCAGCACACTAGCTAATACCATTACTGTTAACGGTGTAACTGCTACAGGTGCAAACGTAGTAAGTGCATCTATTTTAGGTACAGTAAATTCAGCTGGTAATGTGACTATTGCGGCTAACACAGTCTTAGCAACCAGCAATATTTGGACTAGTGCTAATTCTAGTTTAGATTCAAGTACTACCGCACAAGCTACTTTCTTAAAAGCTAGCCTAAGCTACTATGCTATACCAGGAACGACCCCATGATAAATACAGATAACAAACAAAATTTAGAGGAAAAAGCAGTGGAAAAAACAACAAAACGTCCAGATGAAAATACTGGAATTTATGTACGTGGACACATCAAAATTTTTGATCCTGAGACTAAGGAAGTCTTTATTGACAAGCCTAATGCAATCCACTATGAAAACATGAGTCAGGCGTTGGCTTGGTCAATTGCCAACAAGGGCGAAAATTTTATTTACGAAATGGATTTTGGTAACGGTGGTACTTCAGTAGACCCCACGGGTATTATCACATATCTGCCTACAAATACAGTAGGTCAAAATGCTAATCTCTATAATCCAACATACAGTAAAATTGTTGATAATACTAGTGCTGCAAATCCAAATCCTGCTAATAACAACATGACTGTGACACATATTCCTGGTACAGTTTATACAGACATTTTAGTCAGTTGTTTGTTAGACTACGGTGAGCCCAACGGACAGTTAAATTTTGACAACAGCCAAAACTTAAACGGCGAGTTTGTATTTGATGAGTTGGGTCTACGTGGCCGCTCAACAGATGGCACCTCAGGATTAACTTCAACAGGTTTACTACTAACACACGTGGTGTTTATGCCTGTACAAAAATCACTGAATCGATTAATTCAAATTGACTATACTGTTCGAATTCAAACACTAACAAATTTAAGCAGTCAGGTATAATATCATGAGTTACATTATTAACTTAACAAACGGAAACGTTTTAACACAAGTACAAGATGGTACCACTAATACCAATACTGGTATAACCTTAATTGGTCGTAATTACACTAACTACGGTCAAACACAAAACGATAACTTTGTTAGGTTATTAGAAAACTTTGCTGACGCAAATCCGCCAACAATCAGTTCGCTAGCATATACTCCGCTGGTTGGAACTCTATGGTACGATAGTGTTAATCAAATAATCAAAGTTTATGATGGATCAAATTGGTATCCAGTGAGTCAGCGCATTAACGCTAGCTCTGCTCCGGTAGCTGACAATGTTGGCGACCAATGGTATGATACGGTTAATCAACAGACTAAACAATGGAATGGTACAAACTGGCAACTAATTGGACCAGCATATTCAGTAAGTCAAGGACTTAGCGGAATTCAAATTGAGTCCCTAACTGATAGCTTCCCCACAACACACGCAGTATCGAGTGAGTACGCACAGGGTCAGCTGGTATCTATCACGAGTAGTGGCGCATTCACGTTACCCAATCAATACCACGGCTTTACTACAATCACCGCCGGATTAAACGTTGCTAACAATGTTGTAATAAATCAATCATTGACAACCAATGGTACTTCAACATTCAATAGTCCTGCTACAGTAAATGCACAGTTAAATTCGCAGTCTATTGTTCCAAATACTACCGGCGTATATAATTTAGGTTCTGGAACAAAAACATATAATGATATAAATTTAAGTGGAAATATTGCATTTGCTTATGCAAACATTCACTTTACCAGCAACAATAATTTAATTTTACATAATCGTGCATATTTGGGCAACGTTGATATCTATGTAAATTCAACAGTTGGTAATGTTAAGGCATTAGAAGTCAGTGGATCATCGGGGTTAATTACCGTATTAAATGATCCAACAACTCCATATCAAATAGCTACAAAAAATTATGTTGATAACAATATTGCCAATGTTAATACAATAATTACTTCTGTTAATTCATCATTGACATCTGGAATTAATCAATTACGTACTGATACTGGTAATTACATGACGGCTAACGTAGCCAATATCAATGCCAATGCTGTTATTTTCCAAACAAGTACCAATGCCAATATCACAGCTGCTAACTTGGCTATTTCTGCATTAGTATCAAACACAGGAGTTTTGGCAAACAGTATACAGATCAACAATGCGAACGAACTTGCATTGGCCAATGCTATTGTAACAGCCAATACCGGTGTAGTTAGTTATGTTAATACCTTAAATGCTAGACAAACTTCTAATTTAAATACGGTAAACACTAACTTGACCAATAGTATTGCTCTTTTGGCAACTAGTACTGCGGCTAATCTAGCAACTGCTGTAGCACCATTGGCTACTATTGCAAGTCCAACATTTACCGGTACACCAAAAGCGCCCACCCCAACAGCGGGAGATAACAGCACACGGATAGCGACCACAGCATTTGTGGAAACAGCGATAGCTAACCAAGTTACTTATACTGTATCAAGTAATCCACCATCCGGTACCCCAACATATAGTTTCTGGTTCCAGGTATAATAATGTCACGTCAACCCTATGTGAATAATAACAACACATGGAGTCCGGTAAAAGGACTGTGGGTTGATAACGGCGGTACATGGACACAAGCCAAAGGCATGTGGGAAAATCAAAATGGCGTTTGGGTACGTGTTTGGCCACCTGATCCTGTTACTGCACAGATTCTAGTAGTGGGTGGAGGCGGTGGCGGAGGCGGCCCATCCGGATACGAAGGTGGCGGCGGAGGAGGAGCTGGCGGAGTAGTCTATAGCTCGAGCACAGTCATCTCAGCAATTAATACTACATATACTGTGGTAGTTGGCGCAGGTGGTGCACAAGATAACAATGGTGGCAATTCTAGTTTTGGATCTGCTAGCTTAGTAGTTGACACCGTAGATCAAACAATATATGAAGCACCTTATCCGGTATATACTGGATTTTTAAATCAGTACGGAGTATGGAATTCTAATCCACCATCAGGTGCTCCTGCTGGAACAATTACATTAAATTATACAACTTATTTGGCAAATGGTGGGACATACACACTAATAACCAGTGCAGATAATCACACTAACAGTATTAGCTTCAACGGCGGATCATCTGTCCTGAGTGAAGATCAATGGTGGAATACAGCATCCACTACAGTATCACTTCCACCAGGAACAAACACTATAACCATCACAGCAACAAATGATGAGGGTCCTGCAAGCGTAGCAGCAGCTCTAATTGATTCTAGTGGCAATGTTGTTTGGAACACCCGCAGTCCCTTAAACGGTCAAACACACATAGCAGGACTATTAGCTTTGGGTGGTGGCCATGGCGGATACGGCCCTACACAAAATGGCCCGGGAGCAAATGGCGGATCTGGCGGAGGAGGCTCAGGATACGTTCAATCAGCCTCAGGTGGGCAAGGATATCCTGGTCAAGGAAACCCGGGCGGTGTGGGTGTCTGGCAAGGTTACGGACAAGCTGGCGGCGGCGGCGGGGGAGGATATCTTACCGCAGGCAACGGTTCTAACGGTAACCAAGGCGGTGATGGTGGTGATGGTGCAATATTTACAGTTGTTGGTCAATCTTACTCAGTAGGCGGTGGGGGCGGTGGCGGCTACGGAAATCAAAGTTCTGGCGGTACAGGTCCTGGCGGTCAAGGTGGATTTGGCGGTGGCGGCTCAGGTAATGGCGGTAATGGAGTAAATGGCACTGGGGGTGGTGGCGGTGGCGACGAACACTCGGGCATCGTACCTGGCGGACAGGGCGGATCGGGTGGAGTTTATGTTGGTTATGTAAGCCCAACTGGACAACCATTATTTCAAGGCGGGGACAGCATAAACATTGTAACAAATGCAGATTTCTCTGCGAATATCGTACACATTTTCCAAACTCCGGGTACATATTCATTGGTTGGACTCAATACATAACTGAATTAGCGATAAATAAGTAAAAGCGATAGATAAAATGTCATATACAATAACAACAAGCGACGGATCCGTACAAATTACCATACCAGATGGTGGTTTTAATTCTACCACTAGTCTTATTTTACCAGGACCTAATGCCACTGGTTACGGACAATATCTAGATCAAAATTTGCTACAATTATTAGAAAGTTTTGCTAGTAATTCTGCACCGTCAGGAACAAATCTTCAAGGTCAGCTTTGGTTTAACAAGGGTGATCAAACTCTAAACGTATTCACAACAGAAGGATATTTGCCAGTTAATGGACTTATCGTTTCTGCTTCCCAGCCAGTTAATGCAGTTTCTGGAAATACTTGGTTCAGCACAACAACTAATCAATACTATTTTTATGATGGTACTACATGGTTATTAATTGGCCCAATCTATACCAAAGCACAGGGAGTTAGCGGTGCAATTCCTGTTACAGTCAACGATGCAGTAGCAGTTGGGCAAACACACAATATTTTAAAACTACAGTTCGGCAACGTTACTCTAGCCACACTCAGCAGTGATGGCGCTTTTACTCCATCCCCGGCTATTACTGGTTTCCCAACGGTCTATTCTGGACTGACTATTAATAATAGTTTGTTTAATGGCCCTGGACAATTTTACACAAATTCTAATACCGCTGCTTATTTGCCAACTGACCCAACAATCATAGGTATTAATGCAAACGTGTCAGCACTGGCAGTGGCAACACAGGCTAACTTGTCATTGGTCAATACTTCAATCATAGCTGCCAACGCTAATATAAAAATTTATACTGATGCTCAGATTAGCACAGTTAACACTAATTTAGTTAATAACGTTGCTGCAATAAACTCTAACGTTTCAACACTAGCGTCAACAACTCAAACCAGTTTAACTAACATTAATTCAAATGTACAATTATTGACCACAGCATTGGCATCAAATGTATCGGCTATTAATTCCAATGTTGCTAACGTTTCTGTGGCGTGGCAAGCTAACGCAGCCAGTCAACAGACACAAATTGCTAATTTGACTGCCAACGTTTATAACAACAGCAACGTAGCCGCATACTTACCAACAAACTCAGGTGTAATAGGTGCCGCTACCCTACCATACAATACCAGCAACACAGCAGTAGCAACTACAGCATTTGTACAAAGTGTACTACCACGTGGTATGATTATTATGTGGGGAGGTATAACATCATCAATTCCTTCCGGTTGGCAACTATGTGACGGATCTAACGGAACTCCAGATTTACGTGGTCAATTCATCATTGGTGCAGGTGGATCATACACAGTTGGCAATACTGGCGGAGCTACTAGTGCTGGGATTACTATAACTAATCTTAATTTACCCGCACACTCACATACCTATAGCGGTACAGTTACAACTACCGGTACTACAAATACAGGCACCGCAGCAATAAATGATCCTGGACATCGACATCCAATATATACTCCTGGCGGTCAAGGATCAGTAAACTCAGGTAACGATTTAGTTGGAGATAGCGGATATCAAACAACACAACGCTATACTGGAACTGTAACAACAGGTATTACAGACTCGGGCCATGCACATACATTCAGTGGTAGTGGATCATATTCTGGTACAACTGCTAATACAGGTGTTGGTAATCCTATTACAGTTAGTACTTTACCACCATTCTATGCCCTATGTTACATACAAAAAATGTACTAAATATAACAGTATTCAAAGGATAAAGCGTGTCTTATACAATTAACTTAACTAACGGATCATTATTATCAACTGTTTCTGATGGAACAATTGATATTACCAGTTCCAGTTTAACCTTAATTGGTAGAGACTATTCCGGCTACGGAGCTTTTTTAAACGAAAACTTTGTTAAAATGTTAGAGAATTTCTCTAATACATCAAGTCCACCCAGTCCCTTAAAAGGACAACTATGGTGGGATTCTACCAACAACGTCCTGCGTGTTTGGTCTGGTACAAGTTGGAAAATTTCAACCGGTGCAACATCGTCGGGTACAGCACCAACTGACCTAAGTGCCCTCGGTGGCGACTTATGGTTTGATACTATTAATCAACAGCTAAAAGTATATACTGGTACAGGATTCCTTGTAGTTGGTCCTCCGAGTACACCTGCTACGGGCAACACAGGAACATTCCCAGTTCTAATGACTGATACCAGTTCTGGTACACACGTAGTAATACAGTTTATCATTGCTGGTACCATTTACGCAGTATTTTCTAAAGATACATTTTCTACTACACTACCTGGGTTCACTAATATTGTACCAGGTCTTAATTTTAATTTATCTGTTGCCCAAACACTGGGATTGAATACTCAAAGTGCTAGCGCCTTACCTAGCACACTGGTATTGAGAGACAGCGCATCTGGAATTACTGGCGCGGCAATTAACGGTACAGTTGTTACAGCATCAACAGTTAATGCTGGATCACTCAACGGTACATTCAATGGAACTTTAAACGGAAACGTTTCAGCAACCACAGTCAGCGCAACAACAATGACGTCCCAGGTATTTACAGCACTATCTGGATTTACTGGAACACTACTAACACCTAGTCAGACTAACATAACTGGACTAGGTAATATTACTAATTTAAATACTAACGGTACCACAACACTATCAGGTACTACTAACATAAATGGATCAGGCTACTACAACGGATCGCCTATTGCAACAATTGGTGGATCTGCATCGTTCTCGTCTATTAATAATACACCAATTGGCAATATTACACCAAGTACTGGTGCATTTACTACACTGGCAGGTACACTAACTACCGCGGTACAACCAAATTTAACAACAGCACTGACTTTAGCTAATATCGGTACTGTTACAGCAGGAACATGGCATGCCAACGTTATTTCACCAACTTATGGTGGTACTGGCGTCAACAATGGTTCTAACACACTGACCCTATCTGGTAGCTACACATTAAATCAAAGTGTTGCTAGCGGAGCAGCACCAACCCTAACCGGTACAAATTTTAGCAGTATTCCAAACGGTGCATTAACTAACAACTCTATTACAGTTACAGCAGGTACAGGTTTAACTGGTGGCGGAACAGTCGCTCTAGGCGGTAGTGTAACTGTTAGTTTAGCCGGTTCCGGCGCAGTTACTAGTTTATCAGCTGGTACAGGAGTTTCCCTATCGGGATCAACTGGTGCTGTTACAGTTAGCATTGGACAAGCAGTTGGCACAGGTAATAGTCCAACTTTTGCTGGCCTAACAGTAAACGGATCAATAAACGCTACGGGCGATATTACATCCAATTATTCGGACGATCGATTAAAAACACGAGTCAGTAAGATTGACAATGCCCTGGATAAGGTGTTATCATTGACAGGATTCATATACGAACCAAACGAGATAGCACAAGGTTTGGGTTATGAAGTACGTAGAGATGTTGGTATTAGTGCTCAAGATGCTAAACGTATTTTACCAGAACTTACTGCGCCGGCCCCGATTGATCCACAATACTTAACTGTTAAGTATGATCGACTATCTGCACTATTGGTCGAAGCTATTAAAGAATTAAAAGGTCAAATTGACGACATAAAATCAATTTTAGCAACAAAATAAGTAAATAAATATATTCACAGGAATAGAAAAATATGGCGTACTCACAAGGTGGCTTAATTGCTGCATCAGATTATAATGGTTTTGTCAACGGTTCAAACCAGTTAAACACCGTTTGGTCCACTGGCACAGGTAACGCTGGCTACGGACAAACTGCGATATCAGCAGTATCTGGTAGCGGCTTAGTAACAGCCACACAATGGGCTAGTTTAATTAACACATTAAATAGTGTTTTAACACACCAAAGTGGTAGCGGATCCGGCATCAGTGGTAGTATTACTAGTGGACAAACTATCAACTACCTAAGTACACTATCCACAAACGTCAATACTGCTTACACAAACCGTTCAAATTTTGCTTCACAAGGTTCTACAACTACTGGTTCAGTATTCAGTCCAAACTTTACAGCAGTAAACGGTGCTACTGCCCAAACATATACAATTACTCGTACAGCAACATTTAGTTCGGGCGATGCTGCACGCTACTTCTTTAATGCTGGCGGCCAACTTAACTTTATTTTCACAAGTACCACAGTAGGTGACGGCACAGCACGCTCAACTGATCTACAAACATTGATCAGTACCAATTTGGTAAGCTATCCAGCGTTCCGTTCCGCTACAGGCGGCGGACGTAGTGGCACAGGTGGAACAGTCAACACCAACGCAACCAACATCGGGTACTACCAATTAACTACAACCAATCAAACATTGACGCAAATCACATCAACTACTTCTGGCTACACCGGAGATTATGTAATTTTGGCGGTGAAATCAAATGGTGTACAGGGCGCACATGCTGACGTTGGTAGCGTTATTACATTCACCGTGACTATCTATAGTGCAGCACGTACTGACCCAACATTGGGTGCTCAGTTTAACGACTCAATTAACATTACCCCAAACCATCGTATTGACGTGGTATATCCAGAAACAACTAACCTAACTAACACTTGGGGTACAGTAACAATCGCTTAATCCATATTAAGTTGACATCCGGGGTGTAGTATAGTATAATAACTATCTACACCTTTTATTCTATATGAGCGAACTCGAAAAAATTACTGACGAAATCCGTCGGGCAACTGATTATCAGATCAACAAAAAGATTCTTCGCGAGAAGATCCAAACCGATTTGCACGTTGCATATAACGGTGGCCTGTTCAAAGTAACTCCTGAACTGTTGGCATTTGTAGCTACATATAGATATACTACAATGTATATTGAAGACACATATCATAATCCCATTGAAGTTGAACGTGACGAGTTTCGTACACTATGTGAAGAACACTATCAACTAGTAATGAATCGATGGCATCAAGAACATAATGAACTCAAACGAATCCGTAAAGTCTAGAGGTGTAGTAGTATTTGCTTTTAATACTACCATAGACTATGTTGCTATTGCAGATCAAACAAGTCGACTGATTGGCCACACATTAAATTTACCCATTACACTGATCACTGACTTAGATAGCACACCCAAGTTTGCATACGATCATATTGTTCGAATAGAAAAACAGGGCGACACATTTAAAACAGAAGATATGTCGTTCCGCTGGAGAAATCTTGGTAGACATTTAGCCTATGATCTCAGTCCCTACGATGAAACAGTTTTACTGGATACTGATTATCTTGTATTGGATGATAGCCTATTAAAATTGTTTGCTACAGATTTTGATTATCGGTTAATGCACCACAATGCAACACCCGAAGGACCAAGTTATGAACTAATGGGTGAAACAAGCCTTCCGTTTATTTGGGCCACAGTAGTCCTTTTTAGAAAAACAGAACGTGCTAGGTTATTTTTTGATCTTGTAGGGCGAGTTCAACGGAACTACGCCTACTATCGTGCTTTGTACAATATTCGTGAAGGAAATTTCCGTAATGACTATGCATTTGCTATAGCTAACAATATCATTAGTGGTTATTCCTTAAATGAAGACCAAGGCATTCCTTGGCGCATGTTTACACTAGAAAAGAAAATTGAACGTATAATATTAAAGGATAATTTTATACACGTACATCACAACGAAACAGCTACAGTGGTGCCATACCAAAATATACATGTGATGGATAAGTGGTATTTACAAAGTAGTGAATTTGAACAATTAGTGGAGGCTATAGTTGAGCCAACATAAAGAACAACAAGGATTTGTTACCTTTGCACAAAACACAGACGCAGTGGATTATTTGGAGCTTGCTTACCTGCAGGCACTTAACATTAAGGCAACGCAGAAGAATAACCGGTATGCGGTAATTGTTGATGCAACCACTAAGGAGAAAGTAAATGACTCTCATCGTAATACTTTTGATTATATTATTGATCTGCCCACCGATTATAATGACACTTCCTCTGATAGAAAGTTTGCTAACGAATGGCAAGTCTTTCGTCTTACGCCTTTTAAAGAGACTATTAAATTAGAATCAGATTTATTGTTTACAAGAAGTATTGAACATTGGTGGACTGCATTTAGATTACGGAATGTTTGTTTAAGCACAGGTGCTAAAACATTTGGCGGAATCAATGGAACTATACGCAAGTATCGGGAATTGTTTGATGCTAATCAGTTACCGGATGTCTACAACGGCCTAATGTATTTCCGCTATAGTCAAGACGCACACAATTTTTTTGAAGCCGCACGTTATATACAGCAGTATTGGGAATATGTAAAAACTGGTCTTAAAAAATGCGTTGAAGACAAACCCAGTACAGATGTGCTATACGCATTAGCTGCACTAATGGTTGGTGAAGAAACCTGCACAATGCCTAGTATGGACTTTATAAACTTTGTACATATGAAGTCTGGATTCAATGGATGGTCGGACACACAAAGTTGGTTAGAAACTGTTATGACAGAACGAGACGGTGATGTTATTCGAATCAATAACTTAAACCAATATGGCCCTGTACATTACTACGATAAGAATTACTGCACTAAAGAACTAATTGAATATTATGAGTCCAGAAGAACTTAAAGCATATTGGGCAGAGGTAAAACCCGAAATATCAACACAACTTGAATATAGATTGCATTATAATGATGATGGTGATATTACAATGTGTAGTATGCAACAACACCCAGAATCAACTCAGTATATTGTAGTAACAAAAGAAGAATATGATAACTATTTTCGGTATTGTGTGGTCAAAGGACAACTAGTTAAAATTGAACATAATTCAAAATATCGTGTCAGACTTAAAAAATCTACAAAGGGATTTCCTACAGTAGCAGGACACGCAGGACTTGTAATAGAAGCAGATGAAGTATATAATAACGTAGAATACTATGAGCCAAATAATTGACGTAGCAGATTTAGACTGCATTTACCTAACCTATGATGAACCAAATAAAGAACAAAATTGGATCCATATACAAAATATGGTTCCCTGGGCCCGTCGTGTGGATGGTGTTAAAGGGTCAGACGCCGCCCACAAAGCCGCCGCTGATGAAAGTAGCACTGACCGTTTTATTCTTATTGACGGTGACAATATCCCAGATCCTAATTTCTTTAATCTCCAGCTGGCACTAGACGATACAAATAAAGATTGTGTATTCCGTTGGCGGGCTCGTAACGCTATTAATGGCCTAATGTATGGCAATGGCGGATTAAGTTGCTGGACTCGAGACTTCGTCTACAGTATGCGTACACACGAAGCTAGTGACGGCACCACAGAAAACGATGTAGAGTTTTGTTTTTACCCTAACTACTGGGCTATGAGTGACTGCTATTCAACTACCTATCCTAATGCTACTCCTTTCCAGGCTTGGCGTGCTGGCTTCCGTGAAGGTGTTAAGATGTGTTTAGATCGCGGAGCAAAGCCCACGCTACAAGAGTTTGAATCACGTGTGCATGGCCGCAACTACGATCACTTGTGTATTTGGCAATCAGTTGGTGCCGATGCTGACAACGGTTTTTATAGTATCTTGGGTGCTAGAACAGGTACTTATATGACCATGCTGACCGAGTGGGACTATCGAGTAGTACAGGACTTTTCTGTACTAGAACAAATTTGGCAAAACAACGGAGCAGAGGATCAAGACACTGATCGGTGCAGTGAGTTAGGGGATATACTGCGTCATCAGTTAGGACTACCTATTGTTGATATGGATCCGGATGCAAGTAAGTTTTTTAAACATCATTACAAAAGTCAGTTTCGTAATCAAGGACCAATGATCCGTGAGTAAATCAGATTTTATGGCATCAGCTGAGTGGATGAAGGAGAATCTAGGTCCTGCACTCTGTTTGGCTAAATGGAAACAAGTGAGCCTACACTTGCCCACAGGACTTAATAACTCCTGTTACCATCCACCCCTACATCCAATTGATGCTGACGCATTAAAAGATAATCCTGGCGCATTACATAATACTGAGCATAAGAAACAGCAACGTGTTATCATGCTTAAGAATGAAAAACCTAGTGAATGTAGTTACTGCTGGAATATAGAAGCACACGATCAATTAAGTGATCGACACTATCGATCAGGAGAACCGTGGGCTGCTGAAGACTATGAAGTAATTAAAAATTCCACAGGAGAAGAAGATGACGTTATTCCAAGTTATGTTGAAGTTAATTTTAATCACGCCTGCAATCTCGCTTGTAGCTATTGCAGTCCACAATTTAGTAGTTCCTGGGCACAAGAGGTTGAACGTTGGGGAGCCTATCCGACATCAAGTCCTCATAATGATCCCAGCCATTTTGTGGGTCGTAATCGTCCTATCCCTGCAAGAGAGGACAACCCCTATGTCGATGCCTTCTGGCAGTGGTGGCCAGAATTGTACCCAAAGCTCAAACACTTCCGGATGACTGGTGGTGAACCACTAATGGATCGAAATACCTATCGGGTATTTGATTATGTCCTGGCTCTACCCAACCCCGAACTACACCTAAATGTAACCAGTAACTTTTCAGTAGATGACTCCCTGTTTGAAAAATATTTGGGCTATGTTAAACAATTATGTAACACAAACATAGAACACTTTATGCAGTATGTTAGTTTAGACTCCGGCAAATATCAACACGCTGAGTACATTAGACACGGACTAAACTTTCACCGTATGCAAAATAATGTACATAGATTCTTACACGAGATTCCATATCGCAATAGTCTTACATTTATTATTACAATGAATAATCTAAGCGTGTTGGGCATACAGCAACAGTTAGAATGGATTCTTAACCTCCGCAAGTCTTATAGCACAACTTATCAACGTGTTTGGTTTGATACACCACTATTACGCCAACCTTCTTGGCAAAGTTTACAAATACTCCCAGAAGTCTATGTAGGAGTACTAGAACGTGTAGCAGACTGGATGGAACTACATTTAGAAACACCAGACAAGCCATTTCAAGGCTTTAAAGATTACGAAGTACAACGTATGCGTCGTGACATAGATTGGATGAAAGAAGGTAGCAAACTTGATCCAGAATATGTTAAACTACAAAGAGCAGATTTTTATCGTTTCTTTAACGAACACGATAAACGACGGAATACTGATTTTTTAACAACCTTCCCCGAAATGAAGGAATTTTGGAGCCAATGCCGATACTATGCCCAAAATTAATTTAAAAGAAAAAATAGTATTTGGGAAAAAATAGTTAAAAATATAAACACATTAGCTGATCGATATGGCGGGTATTCCTGTATACAAATAAACACCGTACTACAACGTGACAATATCAATCATTTATTAGAACTAGGGCAATGGATAGAAAGCACAGGAATCACACGCTGGACATTGTCCGAACTTGGCCCAACCCTTGGATTTAATCCAATTGGCCAATATCATTATCAAAATTGTGAAAAAAGTAATAGTTCCGGAAGAACTATTTAAATTATCGATAGTATCAACAAATATAAAAAGTGTAAACTTACTTAAAAAAATATGCCAAGACTCAACAACGAAACAGATTTAGAATATAAACGTAGAGTAATCGATATTAAATCAGACTCATTTTGTGGTGCCAAATGGTACAATGCTACCATATGGTTGGGATCAGGACAGACTACAAGTTGCCATCACCCACTGCCACATAAAGTTGCAGTAGAAGATATACTAAATAATCCTAAAGCACTACATAATACACTAACAAAGAAAAAAGAACGTGCTCAAATGCAACAGGGCGAACGCCCAGGCGGTTGTGAGTATTGTTGGAAAATAGAGGACATTGGCCGTGACAACATCAGTGATAGAGTATATAAAACAGTTATCTATTCAGACGAAGACCTGGATCAAGCATATAACCTTCCAGCAGATGCAGACGTGGATTTACAAACTTTGGAAATTGCATTCGATCGTACCTGTAATTTTGCTTGCTCTTACTGTAACCCTGCTTTCAGTTCAACTTGGGTTAATGATTTGGATCGCAACGGCCCTTACACAGGGTTGGTTAGTGATGGCCGAAATCATTTTACTCACGGTCATGATAGCAGTCAACTTTATCGCTTTAATGAAAGCAATCCTTACGTGGATGCCTTCTTTAAATGGTGGGAATCAGACCTCCATAGAACACTAAAAGAACTGCGACTAACGGGTGGCGAGCCGCTTATGTCAGGCGACACGTGGAAGTTATTAAACTGGTTTAAAAACAATGACACTGATATGAAGTTTGCTATGAACAGCAATCTTGGTGCCAAGGATGAGCTAATTGATCGATTAATTGATGCAACGCATTCGATCAAACACTTTCATTTGTATACTAGTAATGAATCAATCAGTCAACAAAGCGAATATATTCGTGATGGACTAGTTTGGGATAACTGGGCCAACAATGTAGAAAAAATATTGACTAACGGTAGACTTGAAGGATTTCACATGATGTGTACCGTTAACGCATTATGCTTAGACAGTTTGGTTAGTTTTTTAGAATGTGTAATGAATTGGAAACGTGAGTATGGAAAAGACTTTCCTACGTTTACACTAAATATTTTACGCTTCCCAAGTTTTCAATCACCCCTAGTATTACCGGATTCAATTAGGACTTACTATAGAGAACAATTACAGGAATGGTTTGATCAAAATGCCTACGATGATTGTATGCATCAAATGGAACGTAATCAGTTACGTAGATTAATTGATTACCTTGATGTAGTTAAAACACCCCACGTAGGTGCAGCAGAGCAATCAGTCCTACAACAAGATTTTAAAAAGTTTTACACTCAGTATGACCAACGTCGCGGTAAAAACTTTGCCCAAACGTTCCCAAATTTAGAAGAATGGTACAATAGTATATGACAGAACGTCAAAAAGAGTTTTATAAAAAGGGCTATGACTATATGTCAAAGAAGCCTATCTATATCAGTGAAGATAAACTAACAGAAGAACAGACACGCAGATTAACTAGCGATAAACACTTTTGTATACTACCTTGGGTGCATACACATGCTTTCCCGGATGGTCGTACTTATCCCTGTTGTCTAGCAGATTACTGGCATCCCGTCGGAGACCTGCGCAAAAATACCATGGAAGAAATTTGGAACCAAGATGGTTACAAGACTATGCGACGTAACATGCTAGAGGATAAACCTTGCAAGGAATGTACCAAATGCTATGAACAAGAAGCCAGCGGCTTTTTCAGTATGCGTAACGAAGCAAATAGAAACTTAGGACACTACATAAATGACGTTGATCAAACCCTCGACGATGGCACGCATCCTGAATTCAAAATTAGGTATTGGGATATCCGTTTTAGCAATCTCTGCAATTTCAGCTGTCGTACCTGCGGTCCTATTTTCAGTAGCAACTGGTACAACGATCATGTCAAGCTATATAATCGCAAGCCAGATGTTCTTGGTCGCGACATGCTACGAGTGGAATACGCAGCAGGAGACGAAGAATCGATAATGAAACAGATGGAGCCTCATATTCCATATATGGAGCAGGTATATTTTGCTGGTGGTGAGCCACTTATTATGAAGGAACATTATTTCTTATTAGATAAATTGTTGGAACGCGATAAAACTAATACTCGACTAATCTACAATACAAACTTTAGTGAATTACATTTTAAAGACAAACATGTATTTGACTATTGGAAAAAATTTGAAACAGTAAATGTAGGAGCAAGTCTAGATGCATCATATGCACGAGGAGAACTAATACGTAAAGGTACTGATTGGAATCAAACAGTTGAAAATCGTCGGCGTATGAAAGAAGAAGTTCCGCATGTGGATTTTTATATTAGCTCTACTATTAGTGTTATGAATGTGTTGCATGTACTAGATTTTCATAAAGAGTGGGTTGAATTAGGGTTAATAGATCCAAAAGATTTTAATGTTAATATTTTACAAGGACCTAAATGGTATCGAATTGACATACTACCTGAATGGTTTAAACAAGAAGTAGTCATACCAGCTTATAGAAAACATATTGAGTGGTTAGATCCCCTAGACAAACTACGTCGTGCTACTGTTGGATTTGAAAGTGTTATTAACTTTATGTCTAATCCAGGAAATAAAAATGACTGGGACAAGTTCATTAAAGAAACTTATGTCTTGGATACCTTACGTAAAGAAAAATTTTGGGACACGTTTCCAGAATTAATACCAGCAAAAAATGCTACAGTATAAAAATCTACGTAGTGTACATTTAGAAATTAGCAGCCGTTGTAATGCTGCTTGTCCAGATTGCCTGCGTAACTTTCGTGGTGTTGATGTGATGGATACATATCCTGTATGTGATATGACTCTAGATCAGTTCCAGCAGATTTTTACTCAAGACTTCCTACAGCAATTACAGCATTTCACAATTAATGGTAACTACGGTGACTTTGTTACAGCACGTGACGGTCTAGAGATTGTTGAGTATATGCTCAAAGTTAATCCCAGGATTCAGGTAGAAATCAGCACAAATGCTAGTGCAAGACCAAAGTTATGGGAACCCCTTGGTCGATTGGGTGTAACTGTTTACTTCCGTTTAGATGGACTAGCAGATACGCATCACTTATACAGACAAAATACAGACTTTAATTTTATTTTAGATAACGCCAAGAAATTTATTGCCGCTGGTGGCCGTGCAGTATGGGCAATGATTAAGTTTGATCATAACGAACATCAAATTGATGAATGTAAGCAAATGTCCCAGGATTTGGGATTTGATCGTTTTGATCTAGTAGATGCTGGTCGCAATACAATGCCAGTGTTTAACAGCGAACGTCAACTGACTCACACAATTGGCAATTGGCAGGGTAGTACAGACTTTGACAAATTGTTTACATCTTATTCTTACTATAAAATAGAACCTGATATTGCTATACGCAATGAGACTGAAAATCGTACAGTAGACTGCTATGCTAAACGTCAGCAAGAAATTTATGTAGCCAGCAATGGGGAAGTGTACCCTTGCTGTTGGTTAGGTTACTATCCTTTGCATAGTAACGCAAGACCCAGTAACATACAATTAAAACCCCTAATCAAAAACAACAATGCACTAGAATACGGATTAGAAACTGCCATTGGATGGTTCAATGCTATAGAAGAAACTTGGGATCGTACAGTACCCGAGGGAAAAATTTATGAGTGTAATAAAACCTGTGGAAAATAACTTACCTAAAACAATTTGTATGCTACCGTGGGTTAGTATTGAAACTAGCCCACTAGGTACTACACGTCCTTGCTGTTTGGCTAACGATGAGATTGTAGATGATACAGGTCGCAAGTATGATTTAAACGAAACTAATCTTGAAGTTATATATCATAGTGAGTATATGCAGGATCTGCGTCGTCAGTTTCGTCGGGGAGAAAAA